GTTGATCGCTTTGGCGGTGAATGTTGCGGGCCGCAAACAAGCGACCTATCTCTCATGCCCCGAGGGGAGGCTGACGCTGCCGCTCGCCTGCCTGAATCACCCGCTGGGCAATGTTACATCAAAAGGGGATGTCTTCCTTCCAGTCCTCTTCTTGAGGTAGCGCAGCCTTGAACGCTGGTTGACCCCCGGCTTGGGGCCGATCTTGAGGTAGCTGCAACGTACCATTGAGCGTAGGCGCTTTAGGATTGTCGCTATCGTTCTTCCACAAAGCTACATCGTATTCGGTGCCATTTATGGTTGTTTTACCCTTTAGGATCGGAGCTTTTGGATTAGTGCTGTCACTCTTCCACAGGCTGATCTTCAGTTCGTTGTCATAGTTCATTTTGGATTCTCCACTTTTCTGATTGCTGATCTGATATTGCTTGGAAGCTCCGCCCACACCGCGAGCTTCATATCACTGTCTTGGCGCAGTTCGTCGAGCAGTTCTTTCATGCCTGCCTGATCCTCGGCGGTAGTGGCTTCCGTCAGGAGGGAAATATAGCTGGTTCGTTTTCCCTCATCGACCTTGATGCCCTCTTCTTGGATAACAGTCTTCGTGACTGACTGAGGCTTTCGCCCGGTAGTGTTCTTTACGGCAGAGTTTCCGTCATCGTCCTCGTCTGCCGCGATCCCACAAGCCATTGAGAGAGAGATGCGTTTTGCATAAGTCGTGGCGCTGGCGTAGCCATGAGCGCTTGGCTTGTCAATCGGCATTACTACTGCGCCGGTGGATAACTCCTCACCGTGTCCGTAGAAAACAGTTTCTACAGCTATCCCATGCTCCATAGGGATAGACTTCTGGATGTACGCTATTCCGTTCGCATTTAGTGCGGGTTTCACCGCGTCGATCACACTCTTGAGCGAGGCGAACTTTGCGTTCTTGAAGGCAGGGTTGGTTTGGTCAAATGCCGCGTGGGACATCTCCGACTGCGCTTTTACTAAGGCGCTAATTAGCGTTGGTTCTGATGCCATTCATCAATTCCTTCAGTTGGTTTTGCATAAACTCGAACCTCTCGTGAGATCCAAGTGGTAGTTCACAGTCCTCGATCGCGTTACGCACATCGTCTACTGTTTGAGAGAGGGGTTTATCATCCTTTTCATCCATTCTGCTTCTCCGTTATACATCCAATTTGATACCCGCGACTGTAGATAAACCACTGCCCGGCATCATTACCATCCAATATGTCAGCTTTGACGTACTTTCCGTCTTGGTGCTGTCGAATCTCCCAATGGAAGTTCTCAGTCCACCAAACCTGCAATTCTGCCATGTCTTCACGGCTTTCACTGACCAGTCCATTATCGAAGGACTGATAGGAGTCCATCCCGTACCAATGCAGATTAAAGTTCACGTCATTGTTTCTGGGCTTATCAAGATCGCAGTGCTGGCAGAGAATGAAGCTCTTACCAACATCTCGGAAGTCCACCATGTCTGCCTTGCAGGTTGGGCAGGTGGTTTGGTCGATGTCATCGCCCCAAAGTCTTTGGAACTCTGGGTCGGATTCTATTGGTCGGTCAGGTACAAACATAATTCCCCCTTGGGCCGCTTACGCGACCTCTCCGCAGGCTTCCAAGCAGATGGCGAGGATATCGCCAGCCAGTTCATCGCTGTCGCAATCGAAGATTCTGCTGGCGCAGGAAACGTGAAGCATCTGGGCACTGCGATCAAAGTAGGCCAAGATTTTTCCGTCACTTGCCTTAATGATGCCGTTTTCCAAGATGTTGAAGTTGATTTTTAACATGGTTGTTCCTCTTCGTTGTTGAAGCCATAATAAACTACTGGTGTATCCATGCAAGCACTAATGCAAACTTTTTTTGTGTTATTGTTCTTGCAAACTCTGGGTGTATCTGTATGGTGAACGGTATGGAAACAGAAGCATTCAAAAGAGTCGTCGAGATTGTTGGGTCAAAGGCTGAGATCGCCCGGCAGTGTGGGGTCAGCGGACAACATATCCAGAAATGGAAAAGCAGGGTTCCTGCGATCCATGTGGTAAAGTTGGAAAAGTTGACAGGTGGAGCGGTTCGACGCGAAGAATTGCGGCCAGATGTTTTCTACGATTAGCGGTCAGTCCCTCATCCCTCCTTCCCTCCCCTGTTGTTGTGGGGGGCTGACCCTTTTACAGACCAAGGCACTTTCCTGCCTGTTAGCTCGCCCCGTCCGAGTGGTCGAAGACGGGACTAATTATGCTCCACTATCGTGGCAGAGGCTTGTACGTAAAAGCGTACGGGTGCGGGTGGTTGGCCCGTTGAGCAGAACGACCAAAGACAATTTGCTTGAATCCGGGCGTCTTAGTAGGAACGCCAAATTGAACACTCGTTAAAGGTGGCAAAAACCCTCCCCCCCCAGTTGATATATGGGTATGGGAGGTGGGCAACGTCTGGGCCAGCGTGGAAGTGGTCGAGTGAAAATACGGACTAGCGATAGAGACTAAGATTGGTATGGGCCACCAAACCCTACTAAATGTCACGGCATGTCTAAAGGAAAGAGGGAGAGAGTCATGGATAGAATGGATCAGATACTGGATAGATTAAGCCAGCGTATAAACGAGTGGGAGGGGGCGAGTCGGGAAGCAATTGAAGCAGAAACAACTTTTAAGAGTTTTGAAGCGAGTAGCCAGAAGGCGCACATGGATGCAGGGGCAAGCGCTGCTAAGGCTCAAACAGAAACAAGATCAAGTGGAGAGTGGGCAAACCACTACCGAACAGTCCAGCAAGCCAGCCTGAAGGCTGAGACACTCAAGAAGAAGATAATGCTTGGGCAACTGGCGTTTGATGCTGAACGAACCAAGCAGGCTAACCTGCGGAGGGTCGTCTAATGCTTACGGTCATTAGTTTAGGGGCGGGTGTGCAGTCTTCGGTTATGGCGTTAATGGCAGCTAAAGGACAGATCACTCCTATGCCTGATTGCGCCATATTCGCTGACACGCAATCTGAACCAGATCACATTTATGAATGGCTGGATTGGCTAGAGACGCAGTTGCCATTCCCTGTATATAGAGTGAGCGCAGGAAATCTTCGAGATGATTTAATAGCTAGTTCACAAACTGGGTCAAGAGTTCCCAATCCGCCATTTTTCGTCAAATCCCCCAAAAGTGACGGAATGTTATTTCGGCAGTGCACATCTGACTACAAGATTCAGCCTATATTTAAGAAGCTGCGAGAGTTGATCGGTCTTAAACCGCGACAGCGAGCGCCGAAGGAAGTGGCTGTTGAGCAGTGGATCGGTATTAGTCAGGATGAAATACAGCGCATGAAAATGGCTCCGCACAAGTGGATTGAAAATCGGTGGCCTTTGCTTGAGATGCGGATGAGTCGGCTGCATTGCTTGCAGTGGATGAAAGAAAATGGGTACAACGAGCTTCCAAGGAAGTCAGCCTGTACCTTTTGCCCATACCATGACAACGCCTCATGGCGAGAGATGAAAGCTAATGATAAGAAGTCTTGGACTGAAGCCGTTGTTGTTGACCATCTAATTAGGTCTGGAATCAACAAAACGACAGAAGGCAATAGCATGTTTCTACACCGAAGCATGGTTCCTTTGGATGAAGCGGACTTGAGCGATCCGGCTGAAAATCAAGAGACGTTCAGCTTCATGGATGAGTGCGAAGGAATGTGTGGAATCTAATGGCGAAGAAACCTAGCTCCTTAACTCTTCGCGCTAAAGCGTTGAAAACATTACAAAAACTAGCGAGAATATCTGCTGCTGACGACAATGGTTATTGTAAATGCGTTAGCTGTGGGCGTTTAGACCACTATAAGAACATGGACGGCGGTCACTTTATCCCGAAGGGTTCGTCGAGTAGGTGGGCGCTGGAAGAGCAGAACGTTCATCCCCAATGCAAAGGCTGTAACGGCTTCGGCATGAAGCATGGCAGTGCAGAGGCGCAGTACACGATCTGGATGTTAGACTGGTATGGTCAGGATGCGGTTGAATATATGCTATCGACCAAGAAGGATTCCGTGAAGTATTATGCTGCTGACTATCGGGAAATGATAGAAGACTGGGGCCAGCAGATCATGGCCCATGAAAGACGCCTTGGGGAGCGTGGCAGATGAGATCCCCTAGGGTTGTAGCGCAAGACATGGTTAAGGCTATGGACGCAGCAGCCAAACAGGTCTGGGACTCTGAACCAAAAAAAGAATCGGATGAGAAGCTGAAGGCGTTGGTGTTTGCCCATGTCTGCAATTCGTATTCAAGAAGAGGGGGCTATGGCAAGACCGAAGCTACCAACTGATCCAGAAGTCTTCGCAATAGAGTTTGAAGCGTTAGGCGCGACTAATGTGG